GGTGTCGTAGGGCCGCACTTCTTTTTCTGGAGCAGGGAGGGGGGTGTGATCTTTCCAGCGTTCTTGGTTTAGCCAGGTGTATGGGTGCGGGATGTATCTGGGTTCGGTGTTGTCTTGTCGCCATTGTTTGGCGGCGGTGGTGGCTGCGTCGAGGATGTCGGATGCCACGTCTGTGGCATGTTTGTGCCACCATTGCTCGCATTTTTTGCGGGCGATTTTCCGCGGGTAGATTTGCCAGAAGGTGTCGAACTCCGAATCGTCAGATGAGGGAGACGGTGTCTGGTTTATTGGCTCTGGTTCTTTGACTATGGTTACTGCGCCACCAGCGCGGGGGGGTACCGTCACCAGCGCGGGGGGGGTGGGGTCGTCAGCGCGGGGGGTAGGGTCACCAGCGCGGGGGGTGCTGTGGATAACGTACTGGTTTGACAGGTACTGTTCTGGGTTGTCTGGGTTGCGTCGATGATGGATCGTGACGAACCCTCCAGCGACAAGTTCGTTGACGGCTCGATCGACGCTGCGTTCTGACATTCGTGCGAGAGCAGCGATCCGGCCTTTGCCGGGGTGGCAGGTGTTGTCGTCTTTGTCGGCGTGCCGTCGTAGCACCCCGTAGACGCGAACTGCGTTAGAGCTGATGTCCGCGTAGAGGACGGATTCGGGGATGATCGAGAAATACTCGGTCGCTGATGTCTGTCTCATTTTTTCTCGTTTCGCTAGTAATTTCGTTTCCTTTGTGTCGCCGCCCCACACGGCTTGTGACAAGTGTAGCACTTCCGGGTTTCCCCATGCAGATATGTGGAGTCTCCTGAGTTTGATCTGGTACGATGGTGTTAGCCCGGAGGTGTTTTCTCTGTTTCCACTTCCGGGTCAGGCGGTTATTTCCTTTCCCGCCGATACCCCACAAGGGTTGAGCGCGCTGGGGGTTACCTACCTCCTGGCCCCCGGCGCAGCTCCCCTGTGTATCATTGAGCCACGATGGCAGGTACAGACAGGTCAGGACGCCGTAACGTCCCACCCGAAGACAAAGCACGCTTCTGGGAAGCCCGCGCAGCCGGCATCTCGATCAAGGAAGCCTGCAAGATCGCCGGCATCCATTACAACACCGGCCAAAAATGGGATGCGAACCGCCGCAAAATCGAAGCGGAAACCCGCGCCGCGGATTTCGCGGTGAAGAAAGCGGGTGCGAACTCGGGGCGGGAACGCCGCGAACTCCGCACCATGATCGATGAGGCCGGCGACCTCCCACCAGTCATCCCTTATGAGCGGTTGTCGGAACGGGCGAAACAAGGATGGGACGATTTCGACTACTTCCGACGGGTCTACCTCGGTCGTGTCCCGTCGCCGTGGCAGGTTGACGCCGCCTACAAGATTGTTGAGTACCTGGAGTCGGAGGAAAAGGAGTTTTTGGTGCTGAACTGCCCGCCAGGTGCAGGCAAATCTACGCTTTTTCACGACGTGGCAGTCTGGTCGATCGTAAGAAACCGGGCCATCCGAGTCTTGATCGGCTCAATCAGCCAAACATTGGCGAAACAGTACTCCCGGCGTATCCGCGAAACCTTAGAACGACCCGTCAGGTTCTCCCCAGACCCCGAACAAGTACGCAAAGGACTTGTCATGGAGCCTGAGGGCTGTTTGGCGCAGGATTACGGGCGGTTCAAACCGTTAGCGTCCGGTTCGTTGTGGCGCGCCGAAGAATTCGTGGTTGAACAGTACATTCCTGGCGGGTTGGACAACAAAGAACCAACCGTGTCGGCGTACGGCATCGATTCAGAGTTCATCGGTCACCGTGCCGACCTCTGCCTGTTCGATGACGTGGCGTCACCGGAGAACGCGAAAGAATCTGTTGCCCGTGACCGTCTGTTGGAACGCTGGGATTCGATGGCCGAGGCACGTTGCGACCCTGGCGGTGTCGTCGCGGTGGTCGGCCAGAGGCTCGGCCCCGGCGACCTGTACAAACATTGCCTCAACAAAGTCACCTACGAAGACGTAGACGACGACGACGACGGCGAAGACATGACTGTCGAAGAAGCACTCGCCGATCCGGTCATGGTGCCGAAATATCATCATCTGATCTACAAGGCGTACTACGAGGAACTGGACACAGGCAAAAATTCTCGTAAGAAAACTGCTCCACCGTGGCCTGACGGCCCAATGCTCGACCCCGTGCGGCTCCCGTACAAAGACCTGTCGTTCATCAAACACAACCAGCCACAAAAATTCCGTGTCGTCTACCAGCAAGAAGACATCGATCTCGATTACCAGCTCGTAGAACGACCGATGCTCACAGGCGGGATCGCGTCGGACGGCATCCAGTACACCGGCTGCATCGACCGAGAACGCCAACCAGGGTTCCTGCCACGCGGACTATCAGCACCGTGGGTCAGCATCGTCTCGGTTGACCCGTCACCCGCGAACTTTTGGGGTGTCATCTGGACTGTCATCCAACCCGACCTCGGCCTCTACCATGTGATCGACATTCTCAGGGTCAAACTGACCGCCGAGGAACTGTTGGGCTACACGATGGCGACCGGCACCTACTCCGGTGTCCTAGAAGAACTGATCGAACGCGGCGAAGACCTTGGCTACCCGATCTCCCACATCGTTGTCGAAGTAAACGCAGCACAGCGGTTCCTGCTTGCACACGACTTCGTGCGCCGCTGGCAGGCATTACGCGGAGTCCAAATCGTTCCGCACACCACAGCCCGCAACAAGATCGACCAGAACCTTGGTTTGGAAGCGTTGATCCCACCTGTTGTCCGTTCCGGTTCCCTACGTCTACCCACCCTGTCAGGGAACTGGAAGACGTTGGCGTTGGTGGACGAACTTGTCACCTGGACACGCGACAAAAAGAAAGGCACTGACCTTGCGATGGCGTTGTGGTTCATGCTGTTGAACGCACCCAAGTTCACGCAAGCGAAACCACCACCCCGACTGTGGCGACCATCATTCCTTTTGGACGGATAATGATTTGCGAAAACTGTGAAACCGTGTTTGATCCGGTGGCGACACGATGGAGATGCCCGTCGTGCGGCCTCAAACATCATTGCTGCGGATAATGCTATCCTAGAGGCGAGAATGTCGGACGTTCGGAGCCTGTATGCGGACTATTGAAGAAATCGTCGCCTTATATAACCATCGGCGTCGTATCCTTGGCCCAGTCCATGACCAGATGCAAGCGGTTCGTGAGCTTGCACGCGGCGACGTAATCGTCCCACTCAACGAACTGGACGCGAACGCTCGCGCCTCTGTCGCTAACCTGCTGTCCATCGGCCTCGACCAGATGTCGATGCGGGTCGCATCCACGATGCCGACCCCGTACTTCCCGCCGATGAAAGAAGCATCGCAACGATCCAAAGATCTCGCGTCGCTTCGCAAAAAGACAATGATTTCATTCTGGGATCACAACCGGATGAACATGAAGTTGCGTCGCCGCAGCCGGCATCTGCTCGGCTACAGCACGTCACCTGTCATCGTGAAACCGTGTTTCCGTACGAACATGCCGAAATGGCATCTCCGCAACCCGCTCGACACCTACCCTGCGCCGTCCGACGATCTCGACAACCCGGTGCCGGACGACGTGATCTTCACCTACCGCAAACCGTACCAATGGTTGGTCGCCATGTACGGCCCGATGATTGACGGCAAACTGCGTGTCGGCGACCCCGATCCCGATACCATGTTCACCCTCATCGAATACGTTGACGCGGAACACATGGTGATCGGTGTGCTGGGCGCACCCGACGACCCGATGCTTCCACCCGCGCAACGCGCCGGACTAGAAGTGATGGAGTTGGAACGTGTCAACAACCGGACTGGGATGCCGATGGCGGTCGTTCCGCAACGCATCACAATCGATCAGCCACGCGGACAGTTCGATGACATGCTCGGCATGTTCTACACGCGGGCACGTTTGCAGGCACTCACCGAAATCGCTATCGAACGAGGAATCTTCCCTGACGAGTATCTTGTTGCACGTCCTGGCGAAAACCCCGAACTAATCCAGATCGCTGACGGCAAAAGCGGTCAGCTTGGCATCATCAAGGGCGGTGACCTTCAGATCCAGCAGGTCAACCCCGGCTACAAGACTGAGCAGGCGTTGGACAGGATTGAACGCCAAGAGCGTTTGGAAGGTGCGATCCCTGCCGAGTTCAGCGGCGAGTCAGGCACGAACATTCGTACTGGCCGACGCGGTGAGAACGTCCTGTCCGCAACGGTTGATTTCCGTGTGCAGGAAGCACAAGAGATTTTGGCGTCGTCGCTGCTCGAGGAAGACAAGGTTGCGATCGCTGTTGACAAAGCGTATTTCGGTAACCAGCAAAAGTCGTTCTTCATCCCTGGTCGCGCCAATGTTGACAAAGCGGATTACACGCCGAACAAACTGTGGGAAACCGATTTCCACCATGTGGCGTACTCCGCTGCCGGCTCCGACGTAAACAACCTCATTATCGGGTTGGGTCAGCGGATGGGCACCGGCATGATGTCGAAAGAGTCGGCACGCGAAGCCGACCCGTTGATTGACGATCCCGAGATGGAACACGACCGGATCACCTCCGAAGGTGTCGAGGCTGCGCTGCTCGCATCAATCCAGCAGCAGGCGTCACAACCGGACGGCCCGTATCAGCCTGCTGATCTTGCGTCGCTTGTCCGCAAGGTGATGGTTGAAAACAAGTCGTTGTTTGACGCTGTCGCAGAGGTTGACCAGGAGGCACGCGAACGTCAAGCCACCGAAGCCGAATCGATGGCACCGGAAACGATGCCTGGTTTGGCGATGCCTGGTATGGGTGCGGAACAGCCGATGGCCGGCCCACCTCCCGGCGGCGGCGGTCTGGACGATCTCCTCGCACAGTTAGGAGCGTAAATGTCTGACACAGGCTCATACCCCAATCGCAGCGATCTTCGTGACGCTGCCACCCGTCAGGTGCGGTTCACCGGCCAAACCTACGGCGAAGGTGTCGCGCAGGAACGCGCCCAGCAGGCTGTTCCTCCGGGGGCACCTCCGACCGCTGTCCAAGGTCAGCAGATGGCGCAACGCCCACAGCCCGGTGATCGTCCGTTGGCACGCCCAACTGAACGCCCAAGCGAACCAATTACCGCTGGCGCACCGTTTGGTGCTGGCGCAAACAGGTTATCCACAACCCGTCGCCGTCTTGTCCCCCGCGACGATGTCGAAGAAAACTTGTCGTTGCTGTACGAGATGTACCCCAATGACGGTGTTGGCTTACTGCTGCAACGCATCCGAGAAACCAAACGATGATCGAACCGATCGACTTCTCTATTGAGGACGAGCATCAGCTATATCGTGAGCTAGATGCTTGGGAACAACGACGCTCCCAACAGACCCGCATGGTTTCCCAAAACCTGTCGGACACCGTTGACAATCTGGTGCGTGCGGTGCCAAACGTCGATCCCAGCGTCGCGTTGTCCACAGCCCAAGCAATCAACGGCGGGCAGATATCGTTCGGCGAAGGTGTCAACATGGCAACCTCAACGCTGGAACGCCAGATCGAGATGGCCGCACAACAGCAACAAGCCGAAGAACAAGACACGCGGGGTGTCCTCGGCAAAATCTGGGACAAAACACATGACATCGTGAAGTCCGGCGCGAAATGGACGTTCGCAGGTTTGGAATTCGTCCCGCAGCTCGCAGTCAACGTCGGTTCCCGTGCATATGCCAGCATGGGATCCCCCGGCGACCGAGGCTATTACGAAGCCCCTGACTCAAGTTTCTTCGACGGTCTTGTTGCATCTACCGACCTTGGCGCGTTGATGTCCGGCGCGGAATCCGGCGAAGGCTACTTCATCGGCGAAGCAGCGTTAGAACAACAACAGCAAGCAGCGTCTGATTATCGAGGGACAATCGACGGCGAAGCATGGACATTCGGGCGCGGGTTTGCCGCGTCGTTCGCAGAACCAGGATCAAAGTCGTACAACATTTGGTCTGGCGTGGTAGATGCTGCTGCGGCGATCGCTACCCCGTCTGTGCCAGGTGGCCGTGTCCTCGCAGCAGGGCTGGAACAAGTCGGCGATGTCGCAGGGTTGCGCCGCACCGCCGGCCTCTCAAACTTTGGCAGCAACTACATCGATACTGCTAAAGCACGCAGATGGCTCGACAGCGACCGCGCCAGACAAGTAATGGGAAACATGGTCAACGTCAAAAACATGGATGAGGCTCGGGCGATGTTCCCGAAAGCCGACAGCGTGTTCCATGCTGACGTTGTAGAAGCAGGAACCGAAGCCGCAGCTAGAGGTCTGCTCGAAAGCAACCTAGGGTTCCGCGAAGGACTCAACCGTGTAGACGATTTGAGCATCAACCGGATGGACGACGCCCGCCGCCGGCTGACGTTACGCAACATGAACTCCCGTCTCGGCGCGATCGTACCCGGCGACGAATTCGTCATTGATGCTGCTGGGCCACGCGAAATCAACTCAACGGTCCGTAACGCTGACGCATACCTTCGCACAGTCCGCGCAGACGCCACAGTCCGCAACGACCTCACTTTGCGTCTCACCCGCGCGTTGGAAAGCGGCAACCGAGAAGAAGCACGCAACGTCTTCCGCGAACTAACAAACGTCGTCAAAAAATCAATGGTTGACAACCAAGGCCCTCTCGCCCGCAGCGGCGACGAGTCAATGATTGACGACATGTTTGAACAGTTCCAGAAAGACATCGACAACTACGCCAACTACGGCGAAATTGACGAGTTCGCTAACCCCAAAGGTATCGACGGCGTCCGTGTCACAGAAGACGGCGTCGAGGTCGACGGCCTGGTCGACATGGATCCCGGTTTCTCACAACTCAGCACCGAAGCACAGAAGTTCACAACCTACCTCCCTGACGCACGCAACATCCGGCGCGCCACCTCTAAGTATTCATGGCTGTGGACAAAGTCAGCAGAAAACTCCAAACTGTACGGCGACGCACGCGGCTACGTCACCGCACTCGATTTCATCCAGAACCAAGTGTGGCGACCCGTCACTCTGATGACCGGCGGCTACATGTTCCGTAACATGCTTGAGTCGATCATGCGCCAAACCACCGCGAAAGGTATCGCGTCAGGCCCAACACACCCGCTGCAATGGATCCAGTCGATGATGGGCTACACCTTCAAAGGCGACCTTGACGGCACCGGATGGATCGGCAGCGCAGGCCGCATGGCTCGAACCCGCAACAAAGAGTTCTTCGACGCAACTGGTGCAAAGGTGCGCGAACTCCAAGACCCAATCCAGTTGGCGTTCCGTGGCCGCAAGTCAGGACGATTCCGGGTAGTAAAGAATGTTGAGTCAGAAACTGACTATGCGCGCGGTGTCGCTGTTGAACTACGTTTGCTGGCTGGCGACGAAGCAGCACGACGCATGGTTCAAGCACGTCTCGCCGGGGCAGACGACCTCGGCGTCCAAGCGGTAGTTGACTTCCTCAAATCTGCTGACGGTGAAGAATATTTGCGGCGTTTGCAAAGCCGTTGGACAAACCGTGCGTTGACCGACAAGAATGGCCGCAAGTTCACCGGCACCGTGTCGTTCAAAACCGCTGACGGCGAATTCATCGATCACAACTTGCAGAAGTTCGCTGAGTCTTTGCTGCGCCGTGTCGATGTGAAGACCGGCAAAAACCAGCAGCTGCTCGATGTGATCGGTAGCGATGCGGCACGCAACCGGGCGTTCAAAGGTGTCAACGCAGGCGCGACCGCAGACGACGCGATGGAAAACATGGAGTTCGCCAAAGAATTTCTTGACGAAATCAACGAACTGAACGTCGCTACACGCAACACAGATAACGCTTTGCCTGAGTTCGTCAAAATCGATCAGCCGCTCGACAAACAGATGATCGGTGGCCGATCAAAGTTCGACTGGTGGAACAACACGATGAACCACTTCTTCTCGTCCGTGTTCGGACGTAAGGAAGCGTTCCTCAACCGTTCCCCGGTATTTCGCCAGTATTACTACAAGAAAGTCAACGATCTTGTGCAGGCCGGCGAGGTCACACCGGAAGCGTTGCGTGCCGCGTACAACAGCATTGCTGAAGGCGCGTTTGAACAGGCACAAGAACAGCTACGTCTTCTTCGTAGCCTGTCGCCGACACAGGGCGGCAAGTACGAGTGGGACGGGAAACTGATCTCAGCGAAACAACGTGACCGCCTCATCGCCAAAGCCGACAAGGACATGGGCAAGGTCGGTGGCCGCATCCGTGTCACTAAAGGCCCAGACGGCAAGAAGGTGTACCGCATCGTTGATGACGAATGGGCTGCACGATATGTCGGGTCGCCGGAGTTGTGGGACACGATCAAACGTGCCCAGAACGGGCAGTACATCCAACCGACAAACCCTCGGTACGTCCGTCTCAGCAAACTACAACCCGGAGCGGACGGCAAATATATTGTTGACGGCAAATCGTTGACACCGAAACAGTACGAACGTGTCCTCGAGGAAGCACGCGGCCTGTCACGCGACCAGTTGTCATTCATCGGCAAAGCGTTCGCTATGGAAGAAACCAAGCGCGTGTTCTACAACGCTTCAGAAGTCAACAACTTTACGGACATCATGCGGATCGTTGTGCCGTTCGGCCCAGCATGGGGCGAAGCTCTCCGCTTCTACCGTAAAGAAGTGTTGACTAAGCCGAATCGGTTGAAGAACATGTCGGTCACCGCGCAAGGGTTCCGCGACATGGATCCTGACGGCGACGGTAAAGGTTTCATGTACAAAGACCCGGTGACCGGGGAAATGGTGTTCAACTATCCGTTCTCAACAGACATGATTCCGTTGATCGGTGCGGTTGGCGGCGGTATCGGTTTTGAAACTTTGTTCGGTCGCGGACGCAGCGGCCCAATGACGTTCGCTGCTGGCGCGATCGCTGGTGGAGGACTTGGGTACGCCGGAAAAGGTGTTGTTGAGGAACGTCTTGGCGATGTCGGCATGTCGTTCGTCGCCCCAGCCCAATCGCTGTCACAATCTTTCCAGGTGCTGCCCGGTTTTGGGCCTGCTGTCCAAATGTCCGCTCAACGACTGCTTGGTGACAAACCACGGTTCGATGAGGTGCTGCAAATTATCGCACCGTTCGGCGCATACGAAAACCCGCTTGAATCAATCGTGCCGTCGTGGGCAGAAAAAATTTCGCAGGCAATCACCGCAGACCCCGACTCAGATCGATTGTTCGCATCGTTGTACGTTGACGCTTTCCGATCAATGTACGCAACAGGCCAGTACGACAACACCAGCCCAGACCAGATGGAAGAACTTCGTCAACGGTCACGCGACGTTGCGCGCACCTTGCTGGTGTTGCGCGGCATCGGCCAATTCGTCGGCCCTGTCCGACCGGAACCAGAACTGATCGTGCCCACAAAATTTGAGGGCGAGGTCACCGTCAACGACGTAACAGAAATGGTTGAGGGCAACATCCCAGCGTCGCTGCTCGCGTCAGCGTTCCGCACCATGCAGGACGAAGATTACGAGAACGCTGTTGTCAACTTCCTTGCCGCATTCGGCGACGACACGATGATGTTTCTCCCCGGTCTGTCCCAATCCAACGTGCAGGGTTTGCAAGCGACTGATCTGTTCGGCGACTGGGAACGACGCAACGGTGACGTACGCGAAAAGTTCCCCGACGTGTACGGCTACTTCGCCCCGATCGGCGGCGAGTTCGAGCTGCAAACCTATTTGCGTCAGATCCGCGAGAAAGATCGTGAACGGATCAGCGACACCCAAGAAATTCAAGCGGACGCTGAAGCAGTTGTCGGCAAAGCGTTGTACATGCACGCTGTCCGGCAGGCCGGCACCGACCCGTCAGATGTCGCTAAAGAAACTTTGCGTGAGTACCGTGACCAGCTCGAGGCCGAACTCCCTGGTTTCAAAACGCAGCCGTTGAACATCAACGAACGTCAACAAATTCTTGACCAAATCTTGACCGCGGCAGATAACGTCAGTTTGGCCGATAACGAGATCGCCCAGTCGATCGCTAAGTACAGCGTGTACCGCGACCAAATGTTGGAAGTTGCGTTGGCGCGTGACGGCAACACTATGGTCGGTCAGCGTGCCGCCGGTCAATCCGAAGCGGATTACAAGAATTGGTTGCGTACCGCCGGATTCGGCATTCTTGGACGCAAAGACAACGCCGATCTGCGACAATGGTTGCGTGCAGTTGGCGACCGGCTTACAAATGAAACCCCAGAGTTTGAACGTGTCTGGTCGCGCGTTCTGTTTGACGAGGTTGACATATGAGTGACACAATGGATACCGGCGGCGAACAGTCCGTGCCGATGGACAACGGCGAAGTTTCCCGTTTCGGCCTTACCCCAGATCAACTACAGGCTCTCGCTACTCAACAGTTGGATAGCCCTAAATGGCCGTACACCCCACCCCCACGCGAAATCTTCCGTGATGGTTCATGGGAACAGTACGACGGCCACGGCAACGTCAACGAACGCGGCCAGTTCATCCGTTTCGATGAGAACGGCGACCCGTCGTACTACGACCTTGATAACGACCCAATCCAAATGTATTACGGGCTTCCACCGGACGAGTTGTCACAGATCGTTGACGTTCTAGACCGTAAGGGTTATTCGGTGAACACGATCCCGCAGGTGCAGTCAGCGTTGGCGAACATCATGTTGCAAGCGAACGTCGAGGGGCGCGATTTCAACTACATGTTGCGCCAGTTGGATCGTCGCGCACCAGACAAGCAGCCTGCTGCCCCGCGTTACCGTGTCACTTCGGCAGCGGATATCCGTTCGGTCGCACATGAAATGGCGAAACGCACGTTGGGTCGCCGGTTCACGGAGGATGAGGTCAACAAGTTTGTTGAGTCGTATCAGTCGTCGCAGGTTGCCGCGCAACAGGCTGGGGCCGGTGTGGCCGAGCAGGCTACGTCGTTGCAGACTGCTGCTGAGCAGTATGCGATGCAGGCTGCACCTACTGAGGCGCAGGGCTACAAGTTCCTCGGCAAGATGGACACCTTCATGGGCCTACTCGGAGGCAGATTCTGATGGCAGCAGACCCAACCGTTATTGACAGAATCGCTGATGCCCTTGACATCAAGTACCGCCGGTATTTCCGCGACGGTACTGGCGGCGCACGCCTGACGTTTGAAGAACGCCGGTTGCTCGACGCTGTCCGTGCAAACCCTTCGTCTGGTCAGATGCTGGCTCTTACTCCTTATCTCCGCGACGCGGGTCAAGGCACCGAAACAGAAGAAAACGCTTTGTACAACGTCGGTGTCGCTTTAGGTGTTCGCGATCGTGAAATCAAAAGCGTGTGGGATCGTATTTCAAATCTTGGGAGCGATTTTGTTACTACGAAACCTTTAGGTGACGATTACAACTACCCATCTGATGTTCCTCCAGTACCCGGTGAGCCGGCTGCTGGGCGTCTGCCTGGTGGCGGGGAAGCAGAACGCAGCCCGGTAGTAGACGCGATCATCGATTTGATGGGTGAGGAATTTCGTAAATGGTATGGCGGTCGTGAAAGCGGTCTTTCTGTCGCCGATCGCAAACGAGCCGCAGAAGCTTTAGCCAACCCGTCTAATCCCGATCTGCAAGCGTTAGCAAAATTCTCTGTTTATCCCAGCAACATGCCCAATCGGGAAATTGCTTTCATGCAAGCTGCGCGAGACATGGCTGGGCCTGTACGAACCTCAGTTGCCCAAGAAGAACAGCAGTTGGCTGGGGTTGTGGAAACTTTGTCGGAAACGCGGGTTGCGTATTACGACCCCGATCTGGGGCGTGCTGTCTATCTGGCACCTAGAGAGGCACGCGAACAAGGGCTGTCAAGAGTTGTAACACAAGAACCTGCTGCTGGCGAACCTGCCGCTCCTGCTGCGGCACCGCCGTCAGAAACGATGGTGTCGGTGTATAACCCGCAGACAAGCACCGTCGAGCGGATGACTGCCCAAGACGCTATCGATCTAGGGCTGATGACCCGCGAAGAAGTTTCTGCTTTGTACAGCGCAGGTGTGGGTGTTTCTGGTGTCGCAACGGGCATGGGAGGCGTGCCTGCTGGCGGCGATGGTGCCCCTAGCGGCGGGCTAGGTGGAGTAGCTGGGGGCGTTGTCCCTCCCGCTGAAGATGTGATGCTCCCAGAAGACTGGGAAAAAGCAGCGGAAGAACAATACGGCGCATACTGGGCAATCTTCAAATACAACCCAGAGCTGAAACAAATTCTTCTCGACGCCACAATGAACGACTGGTCGGACGACAAGTTCCGTGCCGCACTCGAACAAACCGACTGGTGGAAAACCACCACCCAATCGGCACGCCAGTTCGACATGGAAGAAGCCACCGACCCGGCAACCGTCCAAACAAAAATTGACAACCGCGCAGCAGAACTACAACAAATCGCACGCACCCAAGGTGTCACCCTCGCCGAACAAACAGCGTCACAAATCGCACGCGACAGCCTTCGAGGCGGCTGGAACTACCAAACCTACTCAACAGCCGTCACCTCCGAAGCGGTCAAAAGCACCGCCGGTCTGTCGCAATTGCGCGCCGGAAAAATCGGCCAGGACATTCGAGAAATGGCAGCATCGTACGGGATCAGTCTTAGCGACACCGAAATCAACAGTTACGTCAACAAGTTCGCTGTCGGTGAAGAATCAAACGTGTCGTTTGAAGGCAAGATGCGCGAGTACGCGAAAGTGCTGTACCCAGCTATATCTAACCAGATCGACGCCGGCAGCACATTCACAGACATCGTCGCGCCGTACAGGTCAAAAGCCGCAGCTATCCTCGAACTCGAGCCAGATCAGATCGATTTCATGGACAGCAAATATTTGGCTGCGGTCACAAAAACAAACGACAAGGGTGAGCAGTCGATGATGAGCGCACGCGAATGGGAACAAGAACTCCGCACTAACCGACAGTTCGGCTACGAGTTCACCCAGCAAGCACAATCAAGCGCCTACTCGGTTGCCGACGAAATTGCTAACCTGTTCGGGAGAGTCTGATGAGTGACACCGGCCCATCCACATTGTCGGCGTACGACATCATCGAGAACGCGCTTCGTGACTACGGCCTTGAACCCGTCACAGAATTCGTCCGCACAATGGTGTTCGATGAAGGCATCACAGCGTTCCAGAACATCCTCGCCCGACTGCGCCAGGACACCGGGCAAGCAGGCCAGTTCTACAAGCAACGGTTCCGCGCCAACGAAGAACGTCTACGGCAAGGCATGTCGGCATTGCCGGAAGGCGAATACCTGAACCTTGAACGCATGATGATCGACGTGATGCGCGACATGGACATGCCCGAAGGGTTCTACGACAGCCCCGAAGACGTATCCCAATTCCTCGCCTATGACGTATCCCCAGACGAACTCGCTACACGCATCGAACAGGGCTACCAGGCGGTATCGCAAGCCAACCCAGAAACCGTTGCAGCGATGCGCCGGCTGTACGGCGTCGAAGAACGCGACCTCGCCGCCTACTTCCTCGACCCAGACAAGGCGTACACCACCCTTACCCGCCGTGCCGCCGCCGCACGCATCGCCGGAGAAGCACAAGCCCAAGCAGGATTCGGCATCACAGCAGAACAAGCAGAAGAACTGCAACGCGAAGGTATCTCCGGTCAGCAAGCCCGAGCAGGTTTCGCAGCGATCGAACAGTTGCAAGAAGTGTTCCAGCCGACTACCGGAGAAGCAGGCGGTCTTACACAGGAAGAACAGATCGGCGCGGTGTTCGGGACAGATCCGGCAGCAGCGCAACGTCTCCGTCAACGCCAACGACGCCGGCAAGCAGAGTTCGAAGGTGGCGGTGGGTTCGCAACCGGACGATCCGGCCAAGTCACAGGGTTGCAATAACACACAACATCTTGTGCTACAATTTCTGACGATGCCAAGATATGGCAGGAACCCCGCACAGCGGGAGAAATATGCAGCACCGTCATCTGCCTCCGGGTGACGGTTGGGCGAAGGAGTGTACATATGGACAGCGACATCGACCGCGATGACGAGCAAGAAGGCCGCAATCCGCTACGCGACCGGATGAAGCAGCTAGAAGCCGAAAACGCTGAACTGAAAGCGCGAGCCGACGAGGCATCCGCAGCAGCCCGCGAACTGGCGTTCGTGAAGGCCGGAGTAGATCCGAACCTTCCGATCTCCAAGTACTTTATGAAGGGCTACGACGGCGACCTCACCGAAGACGCGATCAGAGAAGCAGCGATCGAAGCGCAAATCGTGAAAGACGCACAGGCCGAGCAGGTCAAGTCTGAAGCCCAAACGTGGGATCGTTCCACGCAGATAGCAGCAGACTCGTCAAGCGAAGCCCCAGTCGATTTCGTGACGCGAATCAGCCAAGCCAAAACAACGGCAGAGGTTGACCAGTTGCTGGCCGAAGCAAAAGCCCAAGCACAGTAGCCCCCCTAACCGGGGCTACCAACCCGGAAGGACTCCATCATGGCCTATACCCAGGCTTCATCCCTCTCCGTCGATCAGGCGGCATTTGATCGTATCGCGTTCTTCGCGCTGCGTTCAGAGCTGTTGTTCGACGCTGTCGCCGACGTGCAGCCGACCAACCAGTCGATGCCCGGTTCCACGGTGACTTTCACCATTTTCAACGACCTCGCAGCCGCAACTACGGCTCTGACCGAGACGAGCGATGTGACCGCCGTCGCCATGAGCGACAGCCAGGTCAGCGTGACCCTCGCTGAGTACGGCAACGCGGTGCTGACCACCGCCAAGCTGCGTGGCACCTCGTTCCTCGATGTCGATACCGTTGCCGCCAACGTCGTTGGTTACAACGCTGGTATCTCGATTGACAGCGTGGTTCGTACCGTTCTTGAAGCAGGCACCAACGTCAACTACGCGACGGGCGGCGCAACCGACCCGACTTCGCGTGTGACCATCGCCGCCGAGGACATCATTGCAGCTGACGACCTCCGTAAGGTGACCGCACAACTTCGTGGCGACAACGTCCCGACGTTCAACGGTTTGTACATGGGCTACATCCACCCAGATGTTAGCTATGACCTGCGTTCGGAGACTGGTGCTGCCGCATGGCGCGACCCGCATGTGTACGTTGACACCGACATGATTTACAACGGTGAGATCGGCGCGTTTGAGGGTACCCGTTTCATTGAGACGCCTCGCGCCCCGCTGTTCGTTGATGGCGGTGCATCCAACGTGGACGCATACGGCACCCTGGTCATGGGCCGTCAGGCTCTCGCCAAGGCCCACTCGATCACCGATGGCAACGGCCCCAGCCCGTCAATCGTGCGTGGCCCTGTGACCGACACGTTGGAGCGTTTCCAGCCGATCGGTTGGTACTGGCTCGGTGGCTACGGTCGGTTCCGCGAGGCTTCGCTTCGCCGGATTGAGTCGTCGTCCTCGATCGGTGCGAACGCCTGATCCGAGTTCCCTCAGGCATCAGCCCCCTGCTTCGGCGGGGGGCTTTTGCCGTTGTGGGGGTGGTACAATGGCAGCACGATCCTGACCGAAGGTAGACCATGAGCATTTCTAACTACGCTGAAAACAAGTTGTTGGACACGATCGGTGGTACGTCGTTCTCTGTGACGACCGCGTATCTTCAGCTGCATTTGGGTGATCCGGGGGAGGATTGCACCGCGAACGCTGCGACGGAGACGACTCGCAAGTCGGTGTCGTTTAGTGCGGCGTCTGGTGGTTCGATGGCGTCGTCGGCGACTGTTGAGTGGACGAATGTTGCTGCGACGGAGACTGTGACGCATTGGTCGTTGTGGGATGCTTCTTCGGCTGGTAATGCGTTGTGGTCGGGGGCGTTGGCGTCGTCGGCTGCGTTGACGGCTGGGGATACGTTTCAGATCACTTCGTTGACGTTGACGCTCGACTGAGGTAGCTGGTGGCTACTAATTTCCCTGGTTCGCAGGATTCGTTTACGAATCCGACTTCGGCTGACACTCTTGCGTCGCCGGATCATGCTGCCCAGCATGCGGATGTGAATGATGCTGTTGAGGCGATTGAGACTGCCTTGTTGGATGGCGCGCCGTTGCACATTGACGACGCGAACGAGCGGGTCGGTATCGGCACGACAACACCTGCTCGCACTTTGGAAGTCCAGTCGTCATCGGGTGCTGTCGCAAACTTTGGGTCAGACGCAACGAACGCCTACATCACACTTACTGACAGCGGAACTACCAGCAACACACAGGTGCGTGTTGGTGCTGTTGGCGACGCGATGCGGTTGTACGCTGGTGGTTCTGAGGCGGTTCGTATTGACTCGTCTGGCAGTGTCGGTATCGGTACAACGACACCCGATACCAATATGCACGTTTATGATGCGTCCACAAACGTTGTGGCTTTGTTTGAGTCTGGTGATTCTAGTGCGGGTATTGCGTTCAAGGACAGCGATTCGACAGGTAACTATTATGACCGACAGATTCGTGTTGCTGGCGACGATATGCACTTTCAGACAGGCAATACTGACCGTGTAACGATTACTTCGTCTGGCAATGTCGGTATCGGTACAACCAGCCCCAGTTCACCTCTGCACTTGTTTGGGGCAGGCAACGCAGTCGATCAGATCAGGATTTCATCTACGGGCGGCACAGTTTCGGAGTACGGGTTCCTCGCTGCTGATGCTTCTACAAATGTCATGAGGTATGGCTACTGGACGGGTAGCGGGTTCGGAAACCATCACTTTGAGGGCAATGTCGGTGTCAACGACAGTACTCCTTCGTACACGCTAGATGTCAACGGTACGTTCCGATCCACAGGAGCCGCATACACTTCTTCGTTGCAACTCAACAGCGGTCCGATTCTTTCTGACGCAGGCGCGGAGAACGACCTTCGATTGACAACCGCATACGGCTATCTGGATTTCGGTCCGCTGAACACCTCGTGGTGCCATTTTCAAACTGACCGTCCTGCTTTCTACTTCTACAAGTACATCAACATGGCAGGTGGCTCAACAGTACGCGGAGATTTGACTATTGATGGCCTTTTGTATCTTGGCAGCAGAGGGTTGCGTCAAGTATCAGGAAGTTATGGCACAGTTCAAACTCATGGGTCTGGCGCGGGCAACTGGGAGGGTTACAGTATTGATGGCCGTGTCGTTTTCATGCACGACGGTGCCAATGCTTGGGGCATTTACAACGATGTGAATAATGAGTGGATGCTTTACGGTACGCTGAACGGCTCTGTTGAACTGAAACACAACAACGTAACTAAGGCTTACACAGATAGTTCTGGTTTTCGTGTGGCAGGTCGTTTGTATTCGGATTCTGGCACATCATCTTTTGATGTGTTGCAGGTGCGAAATGAAATCCAGTTGGCTTACGGGTCGGTAACC